CGGCACCTTGGGTGCGGCCACTTACAGCGTGATGGTCGTCGCCCTGACCGGCGAAGGCTTCCGCAACTCGTCCTTGTCCGGTGGCGTGGCCACGTCGCAGACCGTGACGGGCGCGGACGGCGCGACCTACACGCTGAAGGGCGGCTCGTCCAACAAGTCCGCCGCCGCCACCCAGGCCATCACGCTGGGTCAGGTGCTGTCGTGCTCGGTCGCGGCGGTGACTGGCGCGGTGGGCTATGCGTGGTACGTCGGCACCGCTGGCAACGAAAAGCTGGAGCGGATCACCACGATCAACTCCGCGACGTTCAACGCCCCGCTGGTGGGCGGCACGCGGCAAGCGGCCACCGTCATCACCGCCGACAACAGCCAGAACACCCTGGCGTTCGACGGCCTGATGACCCACGCCTTCAGCGGCACGGGCGCCTACGTCCGCACCTTGGCTACCGGCACCGCCGGCACCGGGACTGTTCTAACCTCATCGGGTCGCGGCACGATCAACGAGATCGACGACATGCTGCAAGCGATGTGGGACACGAACCAAGTGTCCCCGGATGTGATCTACGTCAGCTCGCAGGAGCTGAAGAACATCACGAACAAGGCGCTTGCCGGTCCCGGCACGTCGCCACTGTTGCAGGTGTTCACGCCTCCCGAGCAGGGCTACCCCGGCTTGATGGCGGGCGGCGTGATCGGGTTTTACTTCAACCCGTTCGCGATGAACGGCGGCATCCGCATTCCGATCATGCTGCACCCGTCGCTGCCCGCTGGCACGATTCTGGCCTGGGCCGACAACCTGTACTACCAGCTCGACTTCCCGATCCGCACCCGCGCCCAGGAGTTTGGCGTGTACGCGGAGGAAGTGCTGGCGGTCTACGCGCCCTTTGCCATCGGCGTCATCACCAACATCGCCAACGGCTGATCGAGGTTTCTCCTGTAGTTGCGAAGCTACTTGCCGGCCCTTCGGGGCCGGCTTTTTTGAAAGACCCCTGCGATGAGACTGCTAGGACCGGAGAACTGCGGCGGCTTCAACCACGACGGCATCGCCTACAGCGTGGACGCAGCCGGCTGCATTGACATCCCCGACGACAACGAGGCCGCCATCACGGCTGCGGCCTCGCACGGCTTCGCCCAAATCCCCGAGGCCGAACCCGCCCCCAAGAAGGGCAAGAAGGCGTAAGCCATGCCGACCCAGCTCGCCACGCTCACCCAGGTCAAGGAATACATCGGCAACAGCGCCGACAACACCGACGACGCGCTGCTGACACGCCTCATCACGGCGGTGTCGGAGCAGATCGAGCGGTCCTGCAATCGTGTGTTCGGCTCCACGGTCTACAGCGAGGCGCGGGACGGCAACGGGCTGGACTTCATGGTGTTCAGCAATCGCCCCGTCATCACGGTCAGCTCGATCACGGTGGACGGCGTGACGATCCCCCAGAGCACGAACCACGCTGCGGCGGGGTGGGTGTTGGCAAGCGGCTGGAAAGTCGCCCTACGGGGCGGATACACGTTCCGCCAGGGCATACAGAACGTGTCCATGATCTACACCGCCGGGTTCGCTTCCGTCCCCGCCGATGTGGTACAGGCGTGCTGCCTGCTGGTCGGGCTGGCATACAAGGAGCGGGACCGCATGGGCATCGACTCCAAGACCATCGGCGGTGAGAACATCAGCTTCACCAAGGACGACGTGCCACCTTCGGTGCAGGCGGTCATTCACAACTACCGCAACGTCTTCGTGGCATGAGCGACTACACCGTCATCGTTTCCGGCGTCGAACGGGCCAAGGCGGCGCTCGGCGCTGTTGCCGGCAACGTGCAGAAGTCGCTGGTGGCCGCCATGTCGCGGGCCACCATCGACCTTGCTCGCTACGTCAAGGAGCAGAAGCTGACCGGGCAGGTGCTGAACGTGCGCACCGGCCGCCTGCGCCGCTCGATCACGCCCAAGGTCGAGGAGAAGGACGACGAGATCGTCGGAACAGTCGGCACCAACGTCAGATACGCCCGCACCCACGAGTTCGGGTTCAAGGGCGTGGTGCAGGTCAAGGCGCACGAACGCAAGATCAAGGGCAAGCCAATCATGGTCCGCGCTCACGCCCGCAACATGGACATCCCTGCGCGCCCCTTCCTGAACCCGTCTCTCCAGGAGCGGTGGCCGACGTACAAGGACTGGTTGGGCAAGGCTGTTGATGGAGGCTCGCGTGGCGCTCGTGCGTGAAACTGTCTACGCCGCGCTGTTCACGCGCTTGCAGGCCATTCCCGGCCTCAAGCTCACGTCGCGCCGCGTTAAGTCGATCAACGACGTGCCCGCCAACCTGTTCCCCGCGCTGTTCCTGGCGCAGACGTTTCAGCGCCCGATCTACGAAGCGGGCCGCGTCACGCAGTGGGAGCTGGGCGCCGATGTCTACATCTACGCCTTCGACCGCGCCGGCCAGAACCCAGGCGGGATCATGAACCCGCTGATGGACGCGCTGACCACCGCGCTCGCGTTCGACAACATCATGAACAACGCTTGCACACTCGGCGGGCTCGCACTCAAATGCGAGATCGGACCCGTCGAAACCGACGAAGGAACGATGGGCGAGCAAGCCATCGTCCGCGCCCCCATCACCATTCTCTGTCGAGGCTGATCCAAGGAGTTCACCATGCCTTACGCCGTTGGTTCCCTAAAGCAAGTCGCCATCAAGGCAGAAACCACTTACGGGACGATCCCTGCTGCGTCCGGCGCCCAACTGTTGCGGCGCGTGACGTCTACCGTCGATCTGACTAAGGAGACCTACGCCTCGAACGAGCTGCGGACGGACTTTCAGATCGCCGACTTCCGCCACGGCGTGCGCTCGGTGGCGGGTTCCCTTAACGGGGAACTGTCGCCCGGCACCTACAAGGACTTCTTCAGCTACGCGCTGAAGCGCGACTTCGCCGCCGTCACCGCGACCACGGGCGCTTCGATCACCATTGCCGGCAGCGGCCCGACTTACACCGTCACGCGGGCGGCCGGCTCCTGGCTGACCGACGGCTACAAGAACGGCATGGTGATCCGGCTGTCGGTGGGCACGTTCAACGCTGCCAACATCAACAAGAACCTGCTGATCGTGGACATCACCAGCGCCACCGCGCTGACCGTGATCCCGCTGAACGGCGTGGCGATGGTCGCGGAAGGCCCGATTGCCTCGGCCACCATCACGGCCACCGGCAAGTCCACCTTCGTGCCGACCACCGGCCACACCGACAAGTCGTTCACGCTGGAGCACGCACGGCTCAATACTTCACCAGCCCGACGGCGGTTACTACGTCCGCCCCGCTGGCAGCGGTGAACGGCGTGCTGCGCGTGGGTGGCGTCACCCTGGCCAGCGTGACTGGGCTGTCCATCGACATCGCACCGGCCTACAGCGGCGAGGCGGTGGTCGGCGCCAACACCAAGCCGCAGTTGTTTGCCGGCACGCTGGCGGTGACCGGCCAGATGACGGTGTTCTTCGAGGACGCCGTGCTGCGCGACGTGTTCTTCAACGAGACGGAGGTGGAGCTGATCGCTGCCTTCACGACGGACAACACCGCGACCGCCGACTTCATCACGGTCGCCATCCCCCGCATCAAGCTGGGCGGCGCGTCGAAGGACGACGTGATGGCCGGCATCAAGGCCACCATTCCGTTCCAGGCCCTGCTGAACACGGCTGGCGGCACGGGCGTGAAGACCGAGCGGACCACGCTCTTGATCCAAGATTCGCTCGCCTGAGCGACCCGCGCACCGACCGGCGGCGTTCGGCTCTTGCAGGGGCCGGCGCCGTCGGCACGGGCACATTCAGAAGACCCCTGCATAGGAGCTACGCATGACCCAAGAAGGATTCGATCTCAGTACGCTGGAAGACATCGCCGAGGCGGAAGTCCAGCTCAAGCGCGACAGCGAACTGTTGCCCATCTGGGTGACGCTGGCCGGACCCGAGCACCCCAAGCGCAAGGCGTTCGTCTACAACAAGCAGCGCCGGCTGCGCCAGCAGCTTGCCAAGCACGGCAAGGTGGAGTTCCAGGACCCGGTCGAGGACGAGCAGGACGAGCTGGAGCTGTTGGCGTCCTGCGTGCTGGGCTGGCGCGGCGTGCTGTGGAAGGGCCAGCCGGTCGAGTGCACCAAGGCCAACGTGCTGACGTACCTGGGTAACCCCAAGCTCGCTTGGTTTCGCCGTTCGGTGAAGGCCGCGTTCGATGACAACGAGGCTTTTATCGCCGCCT